CTTTAAATCCTGTGATGTCTAAGTCTTCTTCAGCGCCATCTGCCAAACTTGAAGTTTGGTTTGTTCTTATGATTCTAGTGGGTAAGCCACCACTAATATCACTTAGTAGTGCTACAGTACCGTCTGCATCTGGTAAATTAATTGTTCTGTCTGCTGTTGGATCTACAGCTTGTAATTTAGTTTCAAAGTTATCAGCAGTTGCACCTTCAAAACTAATACTTACAATACTGTTGATGTTTGGATCTAGTTCTAGTGTAACATTGTTTGCGGCAATGCCTGCATTAATCTGTCCAGTTGTTCCTAAGAATGTTAGTGTTTCTGTTGCAGTATTAAAAGTGTGTGTGCCAGTATTGCCTGCAATAGCAAAGCCTCCACTAATTTCTGATTGATTTGCTAATCTTACCCAAGAACCAGAGTGTGCAAAATAACCAGCGCCGGTACCATGAACGTGTGCAAACATTCCGTGATATGTTGAAGCACTTGGTAAGTCACCTTCTGTGGAGTACACATTAGAATATAGTATTTTACCTGTTGTGGTGATATCAAATGCTTGTGCATCTAAATTACCGCCTAATTGTGGTGTTGTATCTTCTACAACATTGGAAATGCCGCTACCACCACCATTAGCATCAACATATGCTTTAGTTGCGGCATCTGTGCCTGCTGTTGGTGTACCCACGTTTGTAATTTTACTTCCACTAACATTAACTATTCCACTGCCACTATTGGCTGCGAAAATGATATCAGTAGCACTAGTAATAGTTGGAGTACCTACAGCCGTTGATGTAATCGAACCAGTAATATTAATATTTCCTGTTCCAGTAATATCATTACCGTTTATATCTAAATCAGTAGCCAGCTCACTTAAATTAGGTGGAGTATATGTAAACACACCAGTTGTATTATTATAAACTAAACTTGGACTAGCACTTGCGCTAGCACTTACTACACTTAGGGCTGTTAATGTAATGCCGCCAGAACCACTTGAATCGTTTGCTGGCTCCCATTGGGCGCCGTCCCATTTTAAAACTTGACCAACACCTGGAGGTGTAGTACTTGTATCTACGTCAGATAAATCGTCAATTCCTTGAACAATCGATAATCCAGTAACAGTTGCGCTGGTAAAGTCAACATTAGTATTTGTAAAGTCAACATCTACGCCGTTAACAAATTCCACACTATTAGAAGAGTTACCAAGTACAACGTCTTGTGCTTGGTCACCAATTACAATATTACCACCTGCCCGCATAATGATACCATTACTTCCGCCCACTAATGTTAATACGTTTAGTGATTCTGATACAGACGATCCGCCGCTTCCAGTAATCTGATTACCATTTAAATCTAAGTTGCCACCAAGTTGTGGTGTTGTATCTTCTACAACATTTAAAATTCCTGTACTATTAATTGTGCTTAAATCAACAGTGTTACCACCACTAATAGTTAAATTGTCGCCTGCCAATGTTAATGTTTGACTATCACTGTCTGGTGTATTTTCTAGAGTAGTTACTCGTCCATCCAAGTCAGTGAAGTTACTATCTAACTCTGTATGAGTTAACGCACTGCCTTTTACTAATCTTTTTGTTATTGCCATATCTTTTTATCCTTACAGAACGTAATCGTCACCCACATACCCGTCTTCAACATATTCGCTATTAACTTTATTGTCTGGACGTGGCAGAATAACATCACTTATTGCTTGCTTCCTATTAAATTCTTCATCGTTTACCATTGACTTGGCATCTTCTGTAATATAATCGCTTGCGTTATATGTACGGTCCACCCAAGTCTTGTCAGTTACGTTATCGTAACTTCTGTTCCACTTAGAACCTCTTCGTACAAACATACGGTTTGGACTAAAGTCTGTTCTAATAAAATATTCACCTTCATTAGCAGTTGATGGAAATGCACTTCCGCTTGCTATTGTTTCACCATGGTTATATGTATTGTCTTGTATTACAACACCACCAGCCGTTGGATGATCAAACCCATACAGGTGGTCAAGTAAACTGGTACCATCTGGATCATCTTGTGTTGCACTTGCAACAACTGCATCGCTAATATTAAATTCTGATTTGTATGTGCTTATATCACTGTTTAGTGAAGTGCTGTCTGCAGCATCACCAAGTATGTCATTAAACTCTTGTGCATCTGTAAGTGGATTGAGTTTTACTCTCCAAATATGACTGTACCAAGTTTGACTAAATCCTTCAGCACCACGGTTACCGTCTGCTACTACATAATATTTACTTATTGGTGCTTTGTTTGCATCTAATAATAAATCATCACGTAAATGTGGCAACTCCAGTACATCACCAGGAAGTAGTTTCCTTCCAAGTAGTTCAACCATATCATTAGTATGAAATGTCATATAAAATTGGTCATTTGCCAAAAACATACCAAATTGTGTTAGGTCAAAATCGTTGTCCTGTACATTGTATATACCACGTAGATCGTAAATGTCCGGATCGTATTTTCTATCTCTGTTTTCCAAGAACAACAAGTCTTGTATTTTCGTTTCATTAATAATACTGTCTATATTAATGAAGTCTCCACTGAGTGGATCTACTTCACGACCTTCAATATAATTAGGTTGTGATGGATCATCTTGGTCTGGCTGTACAGCTGGCCCAACGTATTTGTGTACGTTAACACCAGTGCCGCCAATCCAAAACTGCTCACGGATCTGTCGATCCATAAAGTGAAAATCGTTAGTTTTAGTTGGTTTATATAAACTTAATCTTGGCATACCTATATTTATGGCTTGACAATGCTTTTAAGATAGTATATCGTATATAAGTACCAATTGATAGTTCAGGAGAATATTATGGCCAAAACGGCAACTCGTAAGAAAAAAACAGTAAGAGCAACTAGACGCAAGACTGAATGGGAACTAGTACCACTAGATAACTGGCATTCTGCGCAATATCATATACACTATATGATTGAAACTAAGCAATGGGAACAAAAAGTAAAAAACTATATCAAGAAGAATTATGATAAAGAAACACTGCAAGCTATTAATAAACTTCCAAATTGGAAAGTTGGTGGCAAAAGTCACTGGGCAGTAGCGGCACACATGGAGGAGAATGCTCCAGACAAAGTACACCCACATTATGTAGGTAAGCTAGATGAGTGGATTAAAGAGCTTTATGCAGAAGGCAAACAAATTGCTGATACAAAAGCTGAAGAAGCTAAATCAAAAAAGCAAGTTCATATTCCAACTATACAAGAGCGGTTAGAAGAAGCAACCATTGATAAAATGGAAGAGCTTGATCAGTGGGAGGATGATTGGATTCGTGATCCTAAAAAGAACCCTCTTAAAGATAAACAGCCACTAAATTTGTTCAAGGCTCAGCAAATTAATCTAGGACATGCACGTTTTGTACAGCGGTTTTACGAAGGTACATTTAACGAGCTTGAAGAATTAATTAATTTGCCATCTCCTAAAAAGCAAGATGATATGCAACAGCAACTTGCAGAAGGATACAGTAATTACAGCAAGAAGGAAATTAAAGAGCTACATAGTTTTTATCAACGTATTATGCAAGCTCTTGATATTATTCGAGCTGAGAAGAAACAAACTCGTGCAGTACGTAGACCTAAACAAAAGAGTGCAGTTGATTTAGTTAAAAAACTAAAGTTTAAGTCAAGTGATGCAGACTTTGGTATTAGTAGTATACCTCCACAGGATATTATTGGTGCAACTGCATTGGTTGTATTTAATTGTAAAACACGTAAACTTGGTATCTACTATGCAGAAGATCATTCAACACTGAGTGTTAAAGGTACTACAATACAATACTTCAATGAGAATGGTTCAAGACAAAAAACAGTACGTAAGCCTGCAGAAGTCTTACCACGTTGGAAAAAAGTAACACAGCATAAACTAAGTGCACAGTTCGGATATCTGAAAACTACAGACATCAAACTGAACGGTAGAATCAATGAAGATACTGTGATACTGAAAGCGTTCAAGTCATAAATAGTTATATGACAAAACGTGATGAGTTAATTAAAGAAATAGAGTTACGCTTAGGCGGACAAATGGTAGACGTAGAGCTCGATCCAGAGCACTACGATCTTGCCATTCGCAAAGCGTTTGAGAAATATAGACAGCGTAGTGAAAACAGTACTGAAGAAAATTTCATCACACTGGAGTTAATGGTTGATGTAGCAGATTACACTCTACCTGATAACGTAGTAGAAGTTACCAATGTCTATCGTAGAGCAAGCGGCACACTTAATGGCAGTGGTGGTGCAGATATGGAACCGTTTGAGGCGGCATATCTAAATAACTATTTGCTACATGGTGGTAGAGCTGGTGGCTTGGCCACATTTGATGCACTATCACAACACCGTGAAACACTTGGACGTATTTTTGGTAAAGAGCTATTGTTTACTTGGAATACTGTTACCAAGAAGCTAACAATTCATCGCAGAACAAAAGCACAGGATACAGTATATCTTCATACCTACTCAACACGTAGTGATGAAGAATTATTAAGTGACACATACGCAATGCCTTGGGTTAAAGAACTATCATTGGCATACAGTAAACTAATGTTAGCTGAAGCCCGTGGTAAGTTTAATACTATCGCTGGACCGCAAGGCGGCACAAGTCTTAATGCTGATGCATTACGTATGGATGCACAAGCTGCAATTGATAAACTTGATGACGAACTTAAACTGTATTCAGATGGCCAAGCAGGTCTTGGTATAATTATCGGTTGACAAACCGCACAAATACAATTATAATATAAACATGAAATATAAATTACTCGTAATAGGCCATGGTCGTCATGGCAAAGATACTGTCTGCGAAATACTTCGTGACGAATATGGATATACATTTGAGAGTAGCAGTCAATTTTGCTCTAAACTTTTTATCTATGATAAACTAAAAACCAAATACAACTATTCTAGTGAAGAAGAATGTTATGCTGACAGGCATAATCATAGAGCTGAGTGGTATAATGCTATTTGTGATTATAATGTTCCTGATGCAGCAACTCTAGGTAGAGAAATGTTTGAAACCTATGACATCTATTGTGGGCTACGTAACAAGCGTGAATTCTTCGCAATGCAAAATACTGGTGTATTTGACTATTGTATTTGGGTTGATAGATCAGATCGTTTGCCTTTAGAAAGTCACAAGTCAATGAGTTTAGAACAATGGATGTCAGACTTTACAATTGACAACAATGGTGATTTATCCGAACTATCGTTTAATATACACAAGCTAATGAACCATTTACACAGTAAAGTACGTAGTTAACCACTGTTTCCCCCCTGATATATAGCCTTCATAATAAATACATGTTATAAACCAGAGGAGAAACAAATGGCTTTAGTATCACCAGGTGTACAGGTTAGTGTAACTGACGAGAGCGCATATGGCGCAGCCGGAAACGGAACAGTACCATTAATTGTTGTAGCCACAAGAGAAAATAAATCAGATCCAACTGGTAGCGAATCAGACGGTATTGCAAAATATACAAAAAGCGCACATGTAGGTGAAGTAGTACAAGTTACATCACAGCGTGAGCTTACACAATATTTTGGTAACCCAACATTTACTACAAGTGGATCAGCTATCGTACAAGGTAGCGAAACAAGCGAATACGGTCTATTAGCTGCATATAGTTATTTAGGTCAAGGCTCAAGAGCATATATTGTTCGTGCAGGAGTTGATTTAGCAGGATTAGATTCAACTACAATTCAACCAACAAGTTCATATTCAACAGCAAATACATACTGGCTAGACACAGACGCTAGTAAGTATGGTATCCACGTATGGAATTCAACTACTGAAGTATGGGACTATAAAACACCAACAGTAGAAGTAATTGGTACAGCGGCAGGTACAGCACCAGCAGCCGCAGTTGTAACTGGCGGTTATCATGTTGTAATTTCAACATTAAGTAACAGTATTGAATATTATAAAGAAACTGGAGCGGCATGGGTAACAGCAGGCGCAACACTAGCACCACACTATAGCGTACCAGCAGGACCAAGTAATGGCGATGTTTGGGTTAAAACAACTAGTCCAGGAAATGGTGTAAGTATTGTTATTAGTAAATTTATTGAAGATGCATTTACTCCACAAGCAGTAGTAGGTGTAAGTGATGGTACAGACAATGCAGACATTACTACATTTGTTCCACAAGATGCTTCAAGTGTAACAGCACTAACAGCAAGCGCACCAGTAAACGGTGTACTACTAGGTGAAGGTTCAGATCAACTTGATATTTTACTAGTAAGCGGAGTAGGTGCACCAATTACAATAGCTACTTCAATATTAGCACAAATTGCAGCACCAACAGCAACAGCAAAAGTTGGTCAAACTTGGTTTGATAATACAGTTGACGCATTAGACATTTATGTTAGTGCTGGATCTGCATGGACAGCAGCAGCCGATGTACAATATGGCACAACAGCACCAACAACTGACAAAGATGGAAACGCACTAGCAGACGGTGATGTTTGGGTGGATACAAATGCAATGAACCATCATGCTCGTGATTATCCAAAAATTTACAAGCACAACGGTTCAGCATGGGTTAAACATTCTAACACTGACCAAACAAGTGAAAAAGGTGTATTGTTTGCTGATATTGATGACACCAAAGGTGGCGGTTCAGCAATTACAGGCGCACCACAGGCAGTAATTTATCCAGACGGACTAGTTGCAGTTAACATGGCACAAAGTAAAAACACAGTACGTGAGTGGAATGGTTCAGCATGGAGAAATGCTGTAACTAATCATTCAGATGGTAGTGGACGTTTTGGACGTTATGCACAACGTGCATATATTTCAGCAGGAATGGCAGCAGTTACATCTGGTGCAGATTTACGTGAAGAGCAGTACACATACAGCTTGTTAGCGGCACCTAACTATCCTGAACTAACAGACGAACTAGTTACACTAAACAGTGACAGAGGCGAAACAGGATTTATCATTGTTGATACACCAATGCGTAAAAATGCAACAGATGCAATTAGTTGGGTTCAAAACTCAAATGTTGCATCTGAGAATGGTGAAGATGGTCTAGTAACAAACAATACATACAGTGCAGCTTACTATCCAGCAGGTCAATCAACTGAGCCAGTAAATGGTAAAACAGTTGTTGTTCCACCAAGTCATATGGCACTTTACACATTTGCTTATAATGACAACATTAGCTTCCCATGGTTTGCTCCTGCAGGCCTAACAAGAGGTGTTGTACAAAATGCAAGTGCAGTTGGACACATTACTGCTGAAGGTGAGTTTAAAGCAGTTAGTCTTACACAAGGTCAACGTGATGCAATGTACACAGTTAAACTAAATCCAATCACAAGTTTTGTTGGACAAGGTACAGTTATATTTGGACAGAAAACACTAGCAAGCGCAACAACTGCACTTGACCGTGTTAATGTTGCACGTTTAGTTGCTTACTTGCGTGAACGTTTTGATGAGATTGCAAGACCATTCTTGTTTGAACAAAATGATGCACAAACTCGTGCTAGAGCAAAGCAAGTATTTGAACGTTTCCTAGCAGACATCTTAAGCCGCAGAGGTGTAACAGACTTTGCAGTTGTTTGTGATGGAACAAATAATACACCAGCACGTATTGATCGTAATGAACTTTACATTGATGTGGCAATTGAGCCAACTAAATCAGTAGAATTTATTTACATTCCAATTCGTATTGTTAATAGTGGCACACTAAGCAACGTTTAATAATAAAAAATAACTACAAACTTAATGGGCGCCTAGTGCGTCCATTTTTTTTCACTGATTTCTTATAAATAGTATTAGCTAGTATAGAGGAGACTAATATGGCAGTTCTAACAACATTAGGAGTTCCAGATAACACAGGGAACACCACAACTATTATGCCAAAGTTGCAGTACCGTTTTAGGGTGACGTTCGAAGGCGAAGGCTTTAGTTCAACACCAACTAGAAACGTTATTAGCACAAGTAGACCAGGACTAACACACGAACCAGTTCAGGTTGATGCATACAATAGTAGAATTTATTTAGCAGGCAAACACACATGGGAGCCTGTAAGCATCGTACTACGTGACGACATTGATGGTGTCACATTACGAGAGCTAAATCAACAACTTAACAGACAAGTTGATCATGCAAACCAAAGCAGTGTACGTGCAGGTGCAGGATACAAGTTTACATGTAGAGTAGAATCTCTAGATGGACAAAATCCAACACCAGGTGTACTAGACACATTTGAGCTAAGTGGTTGTTATATCACAAACATTCAGTATGGTGATATGGCATACTCATCAAGTGAGCAAGTGCAAGTTACTGTACAGTTACAGTATGACAATGCAGAAATTTATGATGCAGCTGGTAATGCAACGCTAACCGGTGCAACAGTAGACAACTCATTAGTTAATGCAACAGGTTAATCTAAATGGGATTAACTTCTAATACTGGCGCTTTTAATGCCGCAGCATCAATTTACGGAGTCGACGACGAAGTAATGTTCAAGAGGCCTAGACAGAAATTTAACTTTTCTGTCTTTATGCAACTTGATGATGCTGTGACATTATCGGATGCTAGTTATGGTAAATCATTTGTATTTGATAGAGTGTTGGGCGTTGATATGCCTAACTATCAATATAATGTTACAAGGTTAAATCAATATAACCATCAACGTTTTGTAACAACAAGACAGGAAATAAGTCCAGCAACTATCAATTTTTATGATACTATGGATAATCAGTTTCAGTCACTACTAACTGATTACGCTGGATATTATTATTCACAAGGATTAACTGAACTTGATATGCCATTTTCATCAAATGCCAATGCTGACAGTGTAACGACCCCAAGTGGTCTTACTGCAACAGCGGCAAGCGGTAGATTCTTTTTTAATCGAATTAGTATAGGTACAATTGACACCAGAAGTAATGGTTCAGAATCTGGAAGAACAGTTGACATGATTAATTGTATGATAACCAGTGTGTCACATGATAGACTTGATTACAGTGACAGTGGCGCAATGACCTGGACAGTACAATTTCAACCAGAGCACGTTGAGTTTGGCACAATTGGCAGTACATCTGTTTAATCAGTTATAAATACGTATATAATGGCATCTAAATTTCAACAGGGTATATTTGAACCTAGGAATCAATCTAGGTATATTGGAAAACATCTACCACGATATCGTAGTGGATGGGAGTTAAAATTTATGCGGTTTTGCGATACTCATCCAAATGTGGTTGCATGGGCCAGTGAGTCACACCGTATACCTTACTTTAACCCTATAAAAAATAAGCAAACAATGTATGTTCCAGACTTCTTTATAGTATATGAGGACGTAAACAAAAAACGACATGCAGAGTTTATAGAAATTAAACCCGCTGGACAAATACTTGGCAATGCTAAAAGTACAGCACAAAAAGCACAAGCAGTTGTTAATGAAGCAAAGTGGCAAGCCGCCAAAGCATTTTGTAGTAAACAAGGTGTAGGATTTAGAGTACTAACAGAAAATGAATTGTTTAACAATCCCAAAAAGTCAAGACCAAAAAGGAAAAAGCGATGAGTAGAAAAATAGAAGAAGTGTTTAACATGGGCAATGATGCGCTAAATCCACCACCACAAACAACTGAAGATGAAACCGGATTTAACTTAGAACAGATGCAAGAAGTATTAGCAACCGCAGATAAAATCGATCAAGCATTGCCAGCAGTGCGTGATTTAGAGTCACTTGATAAAGACATGGATGAATATGCTGTACAAGCAATGGATGCGTTTAAAGACCTTATGGATCTTGGACAAAACGTAGAAGATAGACATGCCGCTCCAGTGTTTGACAGTGCAAGTAAAATGATGACAAATGCTATTACAGCTAAAACAGCAAAGATGGATAAAAAATTAAAGATGATTGAAATGCAAATGCGTAAACGTAAACTTGATTTAGAAGAAAAGAAGGTTGAAATGCAAATTGCAAAGATGAACGATACTCCAGTTGATGGTAGTCCTATTGAGGGCGCTGCAGAAGAGTTTGATCGATCAGCATTAATTAATGATATCATGACAAGCATGAAAAATAACAATAGTGATAAATAAATATAAGATAGGAATAGTAGAATGAAAAGTTTACAGCAATATTTAACAGAATCTGAAAAAACATATAACTTTCGGTTAAGAACCGTATCGTCGTTATCAGAGGAACAACTGGAAAAATTAGAAATACACTTAGCTCGTTATAATGTAGAGAGTGTTAGTACACCCAAGACTAGCATTATTCAACGAAGCCCTGCAGGATTTGGCGACATAGGACCTAGTGCAGTATCTACTATGGAAATTGTAACACACTTACCATGCACACCAAACGTAATGCAAGAAGAAGTTGCAGCCGCAACAGGCATACACCTTGGTGCTATTAGAGTATATAATGAAGGTGAGTTTGTTGAAGAAGAAGAGATTATTGAAGAAGAGACTACTGATGAGGAAAGCAAAAGTGTATTAGCAGATGCTGATTACAGTGATGCAGATAAAGTGGAACATAAAGACAATTTTGGTAATGAGTTTGTTGCTAATTTTGTTAAGAACTTACCTAAATCAGAATTACATAAAGAATATAAGGTATAAAAAAATGGATTTAAGAGACTTAGTAAAACTAGCAGGCATCGTAAACCCAGAAGTTCTTAACAGGATCGATGCAACAGCAGAAGTAGAAGAAGCTGATGGCGCAGGCTTTGAACAAGCGACAACTGCTCCAGAAGAAGAAATAATGGATGACCCACTACAAGCAATGGGTAGTGATGTAGACACAAGTTTACGCCGCTATTTAAAAGCAAAGGGCGATCACGCAACGATAGACGAAGAAGTATATCCGGATCATACTGTAGAAAGTGTAAGCGAAGCATATGCTACGTTTAAAACAGAAAGTGCAGAAGATCGTGCACGTTATGATGCAGATGAAACACCACGTGGTGAGAAGAAGAAGAAAGTTTCTCTTAAAAAAGCACCATGGGAAAAAGATGACGATAAAGAAGATGCAAACGAAGATCGAGCAACAGGTATCAGAGGTGCGTTATCTAAATTACCAGGTATTGGGCATATAGCTCACGGACATGATCATGCGCCTGGCCCTGCCCCAATGGTAGATCCTGAACCAGTTCCATCACCACCATCACCACCATCACCACCAGATAGACCATCACCACCATCACTACCAGATAGACCATCACCACCAACACCAGCACCAGCACCAGCTAAAAAACCAAGAGTACAAAAACCATCATATGATGATGCTATTATCAGAATGGCTAGAAAATTAGCAGGTGAATCAGTAACTGAAGATGCTGGAAAAGTAGGATACATGGAAATGTTTTTTACAGACCGTGATGGCGGCGAAGTTAGCCATGAGGTTGAAGTTACACTTAAAGACGGCAAACTATCTATCACTGGTAACATGCCTGGTCCAGAAGACGATTTATATTATGACGATGCAGATATCGAAGAGCAACTACGTGATGCACAGAGAGATATGAGTGTTATTGATTTTTCAATGTATGAAGCAGATGTTGAAGAAAATGCATTTAATCAAGCAGCAGCTGCGGCGGCAAGAGCTAATAAGTCAGAGTTTGAATTTGGTGGTAAAACACACAAAACTACAATGAAAAAAGATACTGCACACAAACTAGATGATAGTGAAGATGCAGAACTGTCAGTTCTTAGAAGAAACGCAGGACTATAACATGGAACATTCAAAAATAGATAATACATTTATGAGATCAATGGCCCAGATTAACAATCTGGAAAAAGTATTCAGAGAAGGTGGATTATTAGAAAAAGCAATTAGTGATATCAAGGGTGATGTTGCATGGCTAAAAGATATTAGAGAAGCATTATCAAATGCTTATAAATCACTTGAAGAAGGACACTATGGTACAACAGGCCATTTAGATGTTCCTGAAAGTGCTGAACCACAATCAGTGACGCAAGAAGCAGGTGCACCAGACTACAATCCATCACGTGGCGAGTATGCTAGTGAACGTGATTATGGTATGTTTACTGATGAAGGCAATGCTGAAGTTGCTGAGATTGTAGACGATATTGTTAAGAGACACGAAGCAGGTGAATTTGATAGCCCAGAGCGTGCTATTGATGCGGCCATGTCAGACTTAATGAACTTGTCAGACGATAACAGCGATTTTGCAGAAGCTGATGATACTGATGTTAGAGATCAAGTAGCACGTGACTTAGAAAGTCGCATTGGTCGTGATAGTGGATTTGGTGAAGCTATCGAGTATATGAAAAAATTAGCAGGATTAGAACAATGAAAAGATTTACTGAATATTTAAACGAAGGAACCAAAGGTTGTTCTGATTGTGAATACATGAAAGACGAAACTGATGGTGAAATTGATACATGTGATGAATGTGCGGCTGAAGAAAGAGCTAAAGCTAGAGCCAAAACCAACGAAGCAGTTGGTGACTCTGCAGAACCAATTTATGATTTATGCGATGAGCTAGGATGTGATACAGATCATCCAGTATTTGCAGAATTAGTTCGTTATTTAAGTGGCGATCAAATTGAAGATTTTGTAGCAGACTTCCGTAGACACAATGATATGAATGGTGGCATGGAAGAAGCAGCTACGTCTGACAAAGAATTAGATTACTTGCGCAAACTAGCAGGTATGTAATATATAACCCTTAATTACAGGCTTAAGGTTTACACATTGGGAGGCCACAAACGTAAAATGTGGTCTCCCTTTTTTCAGCCAGCATAAGTATTAATATGTCAGTAGATACAAAACTAACCAAAACCCCATACCAAAGAGAAAAGTACACAACAGAACAACTACAAGAGCTTGCTCGGTGTACTATGGATCCGCAACACTTTATTACAGAGTATTGCTGGATTCAACATCCTACCAAAGGACGCTTAAAGTTTGATCTTTTTGATTATCAGCGTGGTTTGTT